CCGAATTCCCGGGATCCGAAGCATCGCTACTCAGCCGTGTTGTAATACCAAGCACAGTTATCACGTAAATCGATCTTACCTCTTCCACAGCAATTTGAGACCACACCATGTCCGCTAAAACGGATCAAGTTTCAGTCAGCGCTCCCGACGCCGCTCCTGGCAATCCTCAGACCCCCACTGCCGCCGCCGTCCCTACCGCACCGTCCGCTAACCCCGAACCTGCGTCTAAAAGCTCGACGAAATCCAAAGGTGTTCGCAAGACTCTCGCTTTCTCGTCTTCGTCTCCTGGAATCGCTCCACTCCTCAACAGCATCGCAAACGTCAATGTCTCGATCCCTCAACGTAATCAGACAAATTTCTTCTTCCCTGACGCTACTTGCTTCATGCGTTGTGTATCCACATGCGACCAGGCTATGTCTACGACCAAGAAGTTCCTCGACGGAACAGAATCTTGGACAGCATTTGTCTCTCAGTACTACGCGTCCCTTCTCTGGCACCTCCAGGTTTTTAGGACCTACGCTAAATCCGGCATCCCCGATCAAGAAGGACAAGAATTTCTTGACTTTTTCGAAAAGCGTATCGATCTCCTGAACATCCCAGTTCCAGGCCCATGGATTCCTTTCCTCCGCTCGCCCTCTGTAGTTGAAGCACACCATGAATCTTACGGCAATATCGCTCCCGTACTTCCCGCAATCGCGACCACTCCTCTCAATTCCGCTAACTTTTTCAGCTGGCCACCAGTCGTCAGCCGCTCGATTCCAAACCCACTCCTGCCACTCGATCAGCTTCATGCTCTCGCAGGACATGCTATGGGCCAAAACAACGCTAACGCGTTTGTTGCCTATACCAATATTATGGGAATGCAACTCATCGGCGCTAATGACTTTAACAATGTCGCCTCGCTGTTACTCAACCCGACTTCTCACAGTTGGTCGTCCGCCTCCCGCAACCGAACCGCTACCGTCGCAGAATTTTGGCACGACCATGCCAACATGCTCCCGACTCGTTTGGTCCACAACCAGGCCGCCAACCAAGAAATCAATACGTACTTCAGGTACTTTGGGTTCGAGTCTGTAGATGGCACACACCCTCACGGAATGCTCGAAACCGTCTTGAATGATATGGCACTATACTGCCAGTTTTTCAAAGGTTCCGCTCCCTTCTCCACCGTCGACATCGTCGGCTTAGGAGCTTCCATTCCTCGCCACCTGCCAATTTCCACTACGGCAGTCCGCGCATTCGTGTACCCTACAATCAATCGGCTTAGAGCTAACCGGCATGCTCAAGGACACCGTCACTTTCCAAGTGACCTACTCTACAACATGTCTCACGGTGACCTCACGCTCGATACCGTTGGTGAACAATATGCAATGTCAACATTGGTGAACTCCACCTTTGGCAGCATCCTCACCCAAAACGGTCATGACCAGATTCCTCTCGACGATCAAGTTGAAGGCCCTTTTTGGGCTATCACAACCATGCGTCACGCAAAAGGATTCTCGCCAATTCCGAGCTTCTCAACCGTCATCCCGGCATACTACCATGTCACGACCCCGGTAACGCCTAAGACTAGCTAATTTCTTTTTTTTTCATTCTATTTGTATGATGATGTACTCTAGTTTTGAATCTGAATCGCTAACCCCCACTCTGTTTCTATTCCTCGTTTTCTCTTTCTCAGCGAAAAGATATAAAACTGTCTCTTCCAAGATAGTACACTGCTTGTAACCATTCAAGCTCGACTATTGAAGAATTGTACAACCAAAAAAAAAAAAAAAAAAAAAAAAAAAAAACTCGGATCCCGGGAATTCGG